CCTGCGCTCGAGCGAAGCCTAGACGGGCTCAACCCGTCGCTGTGGATCGCCGATGAGGCCGCCGAGTTCAAAGGGCGCTTTCTGACCAAGCTTCTCACCACGGGCGCCAAGCGCCGAGAAAGCACGGGCGTGATCATCACCACGCCAGGCAGCAACCCTGAGAACCACTACGCAGAACTGGTGAAGCAGGGAGAGGCCATCCTCAGTGGCGAGCTCGAGGATGACACCGTACTACCCATGCTGTACGGGCTCGACCCTACAGACCCGCTCGAGGACGAATCTACGTGGGTCAAAGCTAACCCCGGCCTCGAGCACGGCCAGCCCGACATCGTCAGCCTCAAGCGCTCGTGGAACACCATGAAGCGAAGCGCGATGGGGCGCGGGGAATTCGCTCGCTATCACGCCGCGCGCTGCGACGAGAACACAGGCGGTTGGCTCGATATGTCGCTGTGGCCAGGCGGCCAACGCATTGACTGGGAATCCCTGCGCGGCAAGCCCGCGTGGGTTGGCCTCGACCTATCCAAATCGCTTGACATGACCGCGATGGTGGTGGCCGTACCGCTTGACAATGGCCGCGTGGCGCTTCGCGGTCATTACTGGTGGCCGCGTGCCGACGTCGCACAGCGCGAGCTAGACTACCGCTACCCGATTCGCTCGTGGGCGCAGGATGGAAAAATCACCCTCACGCCAGGCCGCGAAATTGATTACGAATCGGTGCGAGCGCAAATCATCGCACTGCGTGACGAATTCGACATCAAAGCGGTCGGATACGACGCGTGGGGCTCGAAGTATCTCGCCGAGCAGCTACAGGCCGACGGCGTTCCCCTTGTGGTTTACCGCATGGGTATCGCCACGTTCGGGCCTGGGTGCAACCTATTCCAAAACCTGTGGGCGGGCTCGCGTTTAGTGATCGGCGACGATCCAATCCTGCGCCGCGCATGCGCCGACGCGCACGCCAAACGCGATCAGAACGGAAACATTCGCCCAATCAAATCGCGCGAGTTCTGTGCGATTGACCCGCTGGTAGCCTCGATCATCGCCACCCATATTTGGGGTGGCGCGAAACGCTCGGTCTACGATGAAGAAGCCGAACAATATTTCAAACAATAGCGTTTAAGTGCAATGCTGCACGGTTGCAGCCCACCAAATACGCACATGCTGCGTGAAATGTTGCAACGATGGCTTGGCCACTGGGGAACGCACGGCGTCATTCTGCCGACGTCGTTTGACGTGGCGGGAATGCCGGCGATCACGCCAGGCACTGCACTGGCGTACACGCCTGTGTACCGCGCTGCGTCACTCATTTCCAACGACGTCGCACGCGTGCCGTTTACAGCATCAAACGACATCGTGACGCGTTTGCTCGCGCAACCGAACCGATGGCAGAACGGATTCGAATTCCGACGTTCGCTCACAATGCAAGCGCTGCTGTACGGCAATGCGTTTGCCGTGATCAATCGCACGCTCGGCGGCGACTTGCTCGAACTGCTACCGCTCGATATCGAAAGCGTAACGCTAGATCTCACCAAGCCCGAGCCCGTATACAAAACGCGGCTATATGGCGATGTGCAAATGTCCTCGATGCTGCACATTCGCGCCGTCGGGCTCGACGGTTTGTGGGGTGAGTCGCCCGTGCGATTGTGCCGCACGTCGCTGCAAGTGCTCGCCGCGCAGGAACAATCACAACTTGAGGTGATGAAGAACGCGGGCAATCCAAAAATCGCCATCGTCGCGCAAGGCCCGATGGGGGCGCCTGCTCGACAGATGGTTGTCGAGGACTACATGAAGCACCACGCTGGTGCCGCGAACGCAGGCAAGCCGCTTGTGCTTGCGGAAGGCATGCGCGTCGAGCGCATCAGCAGCACGCTTGAAGATTCGGGAATCAACGCAGCGCGAGCTTACAGCATCGAAGACGTAAGCCGTATTTACGGTGTACCTGCGCACATGCTCGGCCAAGCATCAAGCGGCAACGCTTACGGCTCGCTTGAGTGGATGGGACGCACATATCACGATGCGTGTCTCTCGCATTGGTTTGCGGCATGGAGCGCAGAAGTAGTTCACAAACTGCTTCCGTTTGGATCGCTCACGTTTGACGTTGACTCAATCATTCGTCCTTCGCTCGCCGAGCAAATGGCAGCGCTGCGCACTGGCGTGGAGTCAGGCGTAATCACGCGCAACGAAGCGCGTGATTGGCTCGACCTTGCGCCGCTTCCTGGCCTCGATGAACCAATCGTTGCGAAAAACATGGGTACTGGTGGCGGTACTACAAACCTCGGCAGCGATACAAGCGAGGAAGCGGGGAGCGTAGATGACTTCGCTTGAACGTCGCAGCATCACCGTTGCAGCGCCAGCAGGCCGCACGCTCGCAGGGCTTGCGATTCCCTATGGCAAGTGGTCGCGTGAAATCAGCGAACCGTTTGCGCCACAGTTCCGCGAGCGAATTACACGCGGCGCTTTCGGTGACCTCGCTGCTGCTGACATCAAACTGCTTTTCAACCACGACGCGAGCGCGTTGCTCGCTCGCACTCGCAGCGGAACGCTTGCGCTTGCCGACACTGCGCAGGGCTTGCGGTTTACGGCCGAGCTCGCCGACACAAGCATCGGACGCGACGTTCGCGCAATGCTTGAGCGTGGAGACTTGAGCGGTGAAATGTCGTTCGGTTTCTACGTCGACCGCGACGAGTGGAATGCACGACGCACGGAACGCACGGTGACTGCTGCTCGACTGGTGGAGTTGAGCGTTGTTGTTGATGCTGCGTACGGAGATAAGACCAATTCGAGCTTGCGTGACGTTCACGCGGCCGCAGTCGAGGCCGCGCGTTTGCGGCTCGAAATTCACAAGCACAGAATGGAAGGTTGCAATGTCTGAAGAGTTGAACAATCTTGAGAACGTCGTTCACGAGTACCGCAAGACCCTCGACCGCTACAGCGCTCGCACTGGTGCACCAACGCATCACGTTGAAATTCGCGGCAGCGGTGAAGAGCGCGAGAAGATCGCACGCATCGACGCAGACCTCGACGCTGTCGAGCGTGCCGCGCAGGATCGCGCAGCACTTCGATCCGCGAATGAGCGCATTGCAGCGCTTGAGGCCGAGCGTGCACAGCCTCAGTTCCGCGCTGCGCTTCCTGCGAAGCGCGAAGCGGGACACGACCTTTCTTCGAAGGAATACGCCATTCGGTGGATCAACGCAGTTGCGCGTGGCGATGCCGCGGAACTTCGCGTGCTCGGCACTGGCACTTCGGGCGCAGGCATTCCAACCGACATGGAACGCCGCATCATCGAAAAGATGTACCAATCGAACGTGCTGCGTGCGATTTCCCCAGTTACTTCGATCGACTCAAAGCGAACTATTACGGTTGAGGGAGCACTTCCAACGTCGGCAGTTGTCGATGAAGCGGGCGCGATTACTGCTACAGACCCAGGATTCGGAACTGCAATCAGCGTTACACCGCGCAAGATCGTGTGCGCGACCAAGATGAATCAAGAATTCATTGAGGATGCAATCGGACAAAACGGAATTGGTAGCGGGCTTGATTGGGTCGCAAGCCGAATCGGCCTTTCGCTCGGTCTGAAGATGGAAGAGCTTTACACCATCGGTGATAAGAGCGCAACGCCCGCAGAACCCGAAGGCATCGCAAAGGCAAGCGGTGCAATCACGCAGGTAACCGACCTTAGCGGTAATGCAATCACCACGATTAGCGCCGACAACGTGATTGATACTGTGCATCTCGTGAAGCCGCAGTACCGCAACTCGCCACGCTTCCGTTGGCTTGTCTCGGATACGTTCGTGCGTGTCGCTCGCAAGCTGAAGAACAGCGTGACGACGAGCGGCGCCACGGAATTCATCTGGACGCAGGCGCCGGCCAACTCGCAAACCATGGTGGGCGGCGCGCCTGGCCTTCTGTACGGCGTGCCGTACTCGGTCGGCCAGTACGTTCCAACCGCAACTACCAACAACAACGTGTTTGCCGTAGTCGGCGACTTCCAGTATTTTGAAATTTTCGACCGCACCGGCATGACTTCGCTTGTTGATCCATACAGCGCAGCTGCGAATCATCAAGTGACGCTTTATACCTACGCTCGCACTGACTCGAAAGTCATGCTTGCGGAAGCGTTCGCTGCGATTACCTGCTGATCTTTTCTTACCCTGGCGGCTGTGCGGGAAACCGCGCAGCTGCTTTTATGGCTGTCACACTTGCGACCGTCAAGGCCGCACTCAAGATCGACTACACCGACGATGACACCGAACTTACTCGGCTCATCAGTGTTGCTACGTCGTGGGTTGAGCGCTACACAGGACTGGCGCTCACCCAGTCAAGTCGCACGATGTACCTGCGAGAATGGCAACGCACCGTGTTCGCAGTGCAACCGTACGTTTCGCTCACCTCGGTGACGTACACCAACACTGGTGGATCGACGGTGACGATGACCAGTGGCACCGATTACTGGGTAGATACGTCGCAGGATCTCGCCGCGTTGGAATTCCTTGACCAACCCGCGATGAAAGACGGCACGCTTGCGACCGTTACCTACGTCGGTGGCTATACAAGCGAACCAAACGAAGTGGTGCAAGCAATCATCAGCCTCGTCGGGCTTTACTACAACAACCCTGAGGCAGCACAGCCTGTGGCGCTTTCCGTGGTGCCGCTTGGCGCACAATTCATGC